GGTGTCGCGCTCTGCCATCTCGGTGATGTAGCCGCGCGCCGGAGCCGACAGCCCCATCTTCGCGGCGGTGTCGGTGGAATGGTTCTCGTCAATATGGATGCGATGGCGGCGGGCAAAGCTCTCCGCGATGACGGCACGCGCATCGTCATAGGACCACGGCCCCCGGCCATCCTCGGGCCGGGCGGCAAACGCGCCTTTCGGCACGAGATGGATCCAGTCCGGAACCGCCGCGCCCTCAGCGGGCGCGGGCAGTTCCATCGTGGCAAGGGTGATCAGGGCGGTGTTCATGCCCCCATCCTGCCCCGCAGATCAGGGGCAGAAACATGTCCAACATGTTGTCAGGAGGGGCGCACCGGGCGCAGGCTGAGACTGCGACGGGAGGTGTGGGGCGTCAAGCGTGGAGGTGGGGAGGCAGGCTGGAAAGGGGCGCGGTTGGAGCAGAAAGGCCCTGAGCTCCCTTTTAGGCTGCACGAAAGGCCGCGATGCAGCTTACCGAATGCAGACATCGCCGTTAGGGTTAGTACAAGCGAGGAGGCAGGAATGAAAAGCAGAGTATCTGGTAGCTTTATCGGGGGTGCAATTGGCTTATATGTCGGTGCCGGCACTGGCATCGTCGGCGGCATCTTCGGAGCGGTCCCTGGAGTATTGATTTTCACCGCGATCGGCGCGGCCTGGGGATGGAGTGCCGGTCCTGATCTCGTCCAATCGGTTCAGCGTTGGCGAAGAAAGTGACGGCCCATAGGCGCCGGCCGATCCGTCGAGAGCGCTGCATCGCAGCTTCCCTGAAGCAGAGAGCTCTTGATGGACAGAGCCCTCGACCGCAGAAGTGCCATGCCAGTTTGTACGAGAGGTTGCAGCGCGAGAACGGATGCATGTCTACAATAAGTGTGGCTGCATGGCGAGCGTGCGGCTAGATTGGTTCAGGGAAGTATTTTCTCGTGGGGGCGTAGATGCTGACTTCAATAGGTATTGCTGGCGAGGCGACATATCCCACCACAGGTGAAACGCTCACAGGTCTTAAGAAGATCAATTACATATTTGGCCACAATGGCTGCGGAAAAACGACTTTATCCCGCGCTATCCACGATCCTTCAGCCCGTCCGGGTTACAGCGTCTCGTGGGATGGCGGCCGATCGATACCGACGCTCGTCTACAACCGTGATTTCGCCGAAGCCAACTTCGGTGATCAACTGAAGGGTATCTTCACGCTCGGCGAAGATTCGACCAATGCCGCCGATGAAATCGAGGGCCTGCAGCAGCAGATCAGCAAGCTCGACCGTGAAATCGACTATCTGCGCCGGAACCTCGAGGGAGACGATGGAACGGGCGGAAGCCGAAAGGAACTTGCAGCCGCGCGATCTCTGTTTGAGGGGGCGTGTTGGAAATCGCAGCAGGCTCACAAGGCAGCATTCGAGGAGGCCATGACCGGCCACCGCCAGAGCAAAACCGCCTTCTGCACTAAAGTGCTGAAGGAGGCTGCAGAGAACAAGAGCGACATCACAACCCTTGAGGATCTCACCGCGCGCGCTGCGACGGTCTTTCAGGATGCGACACCTCCGGAACCCACTATCCAGCCAATCGACTTCACCGCCTTTCCCAATCTGGAGAACGCGGCTATCTTGGCTCGCAAGGTCGTCGGCCGTGACGACGTTGTCATCGCCGCTCTGATAGGACGGCTGGGCAACAGCGACTGGGTCAAACAGGGTATCGAGTATCTTACCGCAGCGGAAGGCCGGTGCCCCTTCTGTCAGCAGGATACCCCGCCGAACCTGCTGGAAGAACTAAATGCGTTCTTCGATGAGCAATATGCGGCGGATCTGGCCGAGATTACGCGACTGATTGCGCAATACGACGTGGCCACGAAGGCCGTCTGCGATCGTCTCGATGCTCTCGTTGCCTCGCCTGGCAGGTTCATCGACCAGGAGACGCTCACCGAGCGCTACCACGCCCTCAAGACAACGTTCGAACTCAACCATGAACGGCTCGCGGCGAAGCGCCGCGAGCCCAGCATTGCGGTCACGCTCGAAGATACGACAAAGTCTGCGGAAGCCATCATGGACCTGCTAATTCGAGCAAATACGACGATTGATGGATATAATGAGACTATTCGCGACCTATCGTCCTCAAAGCGAAAACTGACCGCCCAAGTATGGCGTTTCATCGTCGAAGAGCGCCGGACTGACCTCACGACCTACGAGGCGTCAGTGTCCAGTCTCGGAAAGAAGATCGAGGGCCTCGAAGCCAAGATCGCGGGGAAGAAGGACCAGCGTGCCGCACTAGACGCTCAGTTGAAGGCCAAGGAAGCAAGCACTACGAGCGTGAAGCCGACCGTAGACGAGATCAACCGCATCCTCTCGTCATTCGGCTTCACCAGCTTCAAGCTAGCTGTCGCAGGCGAGCGCAGCAACATGTACCGGATCGTCCGGATCGACGGTTCTGACGCTGCGAAGACGCTCAGCGAAGGCGAACGATCATTCATCACCTTTCTCTACTTTTATCACATGCTGGCCGGTAGCACGTCAGCCACGGGCACCACCGTCGAAAAGGTGGTTGTGTTCGACGATCCCGTTTCTAGTCTGGACGCCGATGTGCTGTTCATTGTCAGCGCGCTTATCCGGAAGGTGATCACCGATGTCCGAGCCGGAAGGGGCTCTGTTCGGCAGGTTTTCGTGCTCACGCATAACATCTACTTCCACAAGGAGGTTAGCTACGACAGAGATCGGCCCGCATCCGGCTGCCGGAATGACGAGACTTTTTGGGTAGTGCGAAAGCGCGACAGCTTCTCGTCCCTCCACCACTATGCGTTCAATCCGGTAAAGACCTCCTATGAATTGCTATGGGAGGACGTGCGCGATACCGAGCGTGCCAATCTCACCATTCAGAACACGCTGCGGCGAATCGTCGAGAACTATCTCGTAGTACTCGGCGGCTGGCGACAGGATGCAATTGTCGCGCTTTTCACCGGCCGCGACGCCCAGATTTGCGCTTCGCTGTTCTCATGGATCAATGATGGGTCCCACAGCGCGCACGACGACATCTACCTCGCAGCCGATGACAACGCCGTGCAGAGCTACCTTCGCGTGTTCGAGCAGGTTTTCGAGAGGACGGGCCATGTCGCCCACTTCAGGATGATGATGCGGATCAGCGAACCGACAGAAGGCGAGGAAGACCCAGCTGCCACCGAAGCGGAACCTCCCCTCCAAGGCACGCCAGGGTCATCCCCAGTCGCTTAAGGCGGAGGGATATCGATCAGCTTGGCATGCGATTTTGTTCACAAACTGCGCGCGGAACATGAGCGGCTACCAGCGCCACATTCGCTGCCTATTTGCTACCTTTAAGCTCGCCATTCTGGGCGCGGCCTTTGCAAATGACAGCTCCCCCGCCGTTTTGTCGCGCCGCCTCAGCACAGCGCTCGATCCTGCTGCAGTGCCCGTCTCGGGGCCTTCTCAGCCCAGCTACGCCTCCGCCGCCGCCTCGCCCAGATACTCGGCGATGATCTCGCCGATGGCCTGCTGGTCGGCGGTGCCGAGGCCGAGGTAGGGGCGGGCGGGGATGGGGCCCCAGGGGATGGGGAAGAAGTAGCGGCGGCCCTTTTTGTTGATGCCCATGCGGGCGCCGAACTCGCCCTGCTGGGCGCCGAACTGCATCACCGCCGCGTAGATCATGTTCGAGCCCCAGCTCACCGCGTCGGCCTCGGCCTCGTAGCTGATGGTGGTGGAGAGCGCCTTGCTCGGGCCGGTCAGTGGGCGGGGGCCGGGCCTGTCCTTGCTCTTTTCATAGCGCGCCAGCGTCACCGGCGAGCGCGGTGCCCAGGGCTGGCCCTGCGGATCGGTGCCCGCAGCGAAGTTGGCCTGGGTGCTGCGCTGCATAAACTCGCCGATGTCCTGCATCAGCGGGCGGGTGTCGGTCAGCGCCGCCTGCACCCGGGCAAGGGCGGCGCTCAGCTCGTTACTGGTGACGGTGACGCGATACATGGGGGCTCCTGTCAGCTGACCCGGGTCAGCATCTCGCGCAGGGCATTGGCGAGCTCGCTGTCCGCAAAGCGCTCCAGCAGGTCGCGCAGGAAGGCCTGTGCCAGCTCGGGCGGAAGTGCGGCCACCTTCTCCGCGACGATCTGCAGGATCTCGGACACGGCGCTGGCGCCGGGCGCATAATCCCAGCCTTTGCCGATCCCTTCGGGCGCGCCGGTGCGCGGATCCACCGCCTGCCAGTCCTCGGGCAGTTCCTTGGCCGGATCGCCGCCAAGCCGCCGCACCCCGGCGGCGCTGCGCGCGCCGGAGACCGAGCAGCTGCAGCCCCAGCCGTTGGGCGGAAAGTGCTGGCGCCAGAACGGATGGTCCGGCGGCAGCGCCACGCCGTTCCAGGCGAGATGGTTCAGCCGGGGCTCCACCGAGCCGCCGTGGACATAGACCCAGAAGGCGAAGTTTCCCTCGGTGAGCTGCGCGAAGCGCCCCGCCATGTAGCTGGTGCGCATGTTGGTGCGGTAAATCACCCGGGTGCGCCACGCCTCGCCCGCCTCGGTGCCCTGCCCCGTCCAGCCGTGCCAGCCGCGCGCCGCGACGATGGCGCGGAAGTCGCGGCGGAACGCCTCCAGCGAGGTGCCCTCGGAGATCGCCCTGTCCATGGCCGTGCCGAGATCGGCGAGCAGATCGGCCTTCATCGCCCCCGCCACCACGAAGGCGCGGTCGTGCTGGGCGTGGCGCAGGTCATCCCAGCGCGCGGTGGGCACCAGATTGCGCAGCCGCAGCCGGAAGGCCGCGACCTGCTGGCGGAACGGGCGGCGGAAGACCAGCGCCAGATCAGCCATCAGCCTCGTCCTCCACCAGCGCGCGACCCCCGGCATGGGCCGCAAGGAAGGCCTCCGCCAGCACCTCGACCAGCCCGTCGGTGGAGAGATCCGGCCAGGCGGCAAGGATCATCTCCCGCGCCTCCTCCAGCGAGCTTGCCGCCGCTAGCATGAGCTCGATCCGCTCGATCATCTCGCCTACTGGCGCTGCCGCCTCCGAGGCCAGCCGGTCCTGCGCCGGGGCAAGAGCCGCTGTGCGGCCCGTAGAGGGCCGATCCGTCTGCAGGGCGGCAAGGGGTCGCGCGGGGCCGAGTCGGGTATTCAAACGGTATTCAAATTCGCTCTCAGGGGGTGTTGCGTCGCCGGGGGCCGGTTGCTCCGGCATCTGCGCCGGGAT